GGTAATTCGCGAGCGCAGTGTTCGACTAGCCACAGAATATTAACAAACTAATTGACGGGTGATGAATGGCAAGCACTGGCGGCGTGAAGCTCGGCTCAACATATGATGAGGCGAGAACGCGAAAGGTCAACGCAGAGGCAGAGATCTCGGAGCTGGAGCTTGCAAAAGTTAGGAGCCTGCTGGTTGTCGCGGAAGATGTCGAGAAGGCTTGGACTGACACTCTTTCAAACCTCAAAGCAAAGCTGACAAACATCCCATCGAAAGCCGCGCCTCTGGTGGCAAGCGAAACGGAGGCCGGCATTATTCAAGCAATGCTTGCCGATCTCATCAACGAAGCACTCGAAGAACTGAGCACATATGACCCAGCCATTTCAGCGTCAAGGACTCGCAAACCTAAAGAGCCATTTGAAGAAAGCAATGCTGGCGCTGAAGCCGCCGCCACGTCTAAGCGTAAGCGAGTGGGCAGACCTTCAAAGACGACTCGACTCACAGACTAGCGCCGAAGCTGGTATCTGGAGAACTTCACGCGCAGAGTATCAGCGCGGAATCATGGACGCTTGCAGTGACCCAGCTATAAAAGAGGTCGTTGTGATGGCGGGCGCTCAACTGGGCAAGTCAGAAGCTCTGCTGAACATCATCGGGTTCCACATCGATCATGATCCGTGTCCGATTCTAATGCTACAACCGACAGAATCAATGGCTCAATCCTTCTCGAAAGACCGGGTTGCTTCTGGCCTGCTAAGATCAACGCCGTGCTTGTTCGGTAAAGTCAAAGATCCACGGGCGAGAGACTCAAACAACACCACGCTGCACAAGGTCTTTCCCGGCGGCAGTCTCAGTCTGGTCGGGGCAAATAGCCCGGCAGGGCTTGCGTCACGCCCGATAAGAATAGTATTAGCTGATGAGGTTGACAGGTTCCCGGCATCTGCTGGCAGTGAGGGCGATCCACTTTCGCTCGCGAGAAAACGAACCTCTACATTCTGGAACCGGAAGATCATTGCGGTATCAACGCCAACCATCAAGGGCGTATCACGAATCGAGGACGCATACGAGAAAAGCGATAAGCGCGAATATTACGTTCCGTGCAAGCATTGCGAGCATGAGCAAACCTTGAAGTGGGCAAGTGTTCGCTGGGCTGACAGAGATCCCGACACTGCCAGTTATCTATGCGATGAATGCGCCACGCTCTGGACTGACGCGGATCGAAGGTGGTCCATTAGAAACGGGCGCTGGATAGCTGGGGAAGACTTCAAGGGTATCGCTGGCTTCAAAATCTCTGGCCTATATTCGCCGTGGACGCCTCTTGCTGATGGCGTTCGTGAGTTCTTATCGGTCAAAAAGAACCCCGAACAGTTGAAGGTCTGGACGAATACTTATCTGGGCGAAGTCTGGGAGGACTTTGGTGAGTCGGTCGATGAATTGAATCTAATGGAACGCCGTGAGCATTTTGACAAAGTACCAGAAAGCGTGGTAATGGTCGTTTGCGGGGCAGACGTGCAGGATGATCGGCTTGAAATTACCTTTCTCGGGATTGGACGCGACGAAGAAAGTTGGGTTTTGGATCACCAGATACTCTACGGAGATCCTTCAACGCCGCAATTATGGACGGCGCTGGATTCGCAGATTGCTAGAACCTTCGAGACTGAAGGCGGTCGAGAGATGGCTGTTAGATCTACAGCAATCGACTCAGGTGGTCACTTCACTAATACGGTTTACCAGTACGCAGCGCGGAACTTTTCCCGGCGGGTGTTTGCTATTAAAGGTGTCGGTGGTGAGGGCAAGCCAATCGCTGGCAAGCCGTCAAGAAACAATACAGTGAAGTGCAGGCTCTTTCCGGTCGGCGTCGATACGGTTAAGGATCTGGTTTTTGCAAGGCTTAGAATCCAAGAAGAGGGGCCGGGATACATTCATTTTTCAGACACGCTTAATGACGAATACTTCAGGCAGCTCACGGCAGAGAAAATAATTGTCAAGTTTGTTCGAGGATTTAAGCGCAGGGTATTTACGAAAATCCGACCGCGTAATGAATCTTTAGATTGTTTCGTGTACAGTTTAGCTGCTTATAGTATAATAAATACGAATGTTAATAGCATTGCCGCGAGACTTGAGGCAAAATCGGGAAGAACTGAGCCTGCCGAAGAAGTTGAAGTGATCGAGCCGCCTATAAAGCGCCGACCGATTCAGCGCAGGCCAAGCTCAAACTACACTAATTCTTGGCGATAAAATGGCGAATTTGTTCGATCGTTCTAATTATCCAACGCAGGAACCGGCAACGCTGGCATCTGGCGACCGCTGGGTGTGGAAGAGGCCAGACTTTGTCGGGTCTTATCCAACTGCTGACTATTCTCTAACGTATGAATTTCAAGATGACGCCGGCGGTGGCTCTGCAAACGCCTTCACAATAACAGCGATCTCAACCCCAGACGCTTATATTGTCGAAGTTCCATCCGCAACCACCGCCGGGTATGTCGCAAGCAGTTACCGTTGGGCCGCTTTCATCACCAAGACAGCAGACTCTCAAAGGGTCACGGTTGACACTGGCTTTCTCACGGTTTCCGCTAACTACGCCGACACCACCGCAGACCAAAGAAGCCACGCCAAAAAGGTGCTGGATTCCATTCAAGCGGTCATGGAGAACCGAGCCACGATAGACCAAAGCTCTTTCTCTATCGCCGGCAGGAGCCTATCAAGAATGTCAGTGGACGAATTGTTTCAATACCGCGATCGATATCAGACCGAATATAACGCAGAAATCAAACGCGCTAGAATCAAGAACAAAAAACCCACGGGCAACATGATCGGGGTGAGATTCTGATGGCTTGGTATAACGTGTTCGGAAGCAAGAAAGAAGTTAGAAAAGCGATCCCGCTGGTTAAGCGTTCGTTCAAGGGAGCATCTGGCGGTCGGTTGTTTGCTGACTTCTTCAGCAGTTCCGCTAGTGCTGACCAAGAGTTGAAGCAGGCGCTGGTCACTTTACGCAACCGCAGCCGCGAGCTGTCAAGAAATGACGCCTATGTTTCACGGTATCTGAATCTTCTCACGTCGAACGTTGTCGGAGCGTCAGGGATCAGGGTCAACAGCAAGGCGCGTGATGCAGACGGGACACTCGACCAAGTAGCCAACACGATCATCGAAAGCGCGTGGAAGAAGTTTTCAAAGAAAGGTAATTGCACGGCTGACGGACAGCAGTCTATGATTGACTGCCAGAAAATGTTCATCGAAGCGTTGGCGCGTGACGGCGAGGTTTTGGTTCGCCAAATTACCGACCCCGCGAGTGAGTTCGGTTATCGAATCGAGTTTCTTGAGGCAGATCACTTAATAGACACGAAAAACGAAACGTTTACAAACGGCAATCGGATAGTTATGGGCGTCGAGATAGACGCAAGACGCAAGCCAGTGGCCTATCATTTATACAAGAACCATCCGAACGATCTCGGAACCGGGCAAAGCAACGAAACAATCAGAGTTCCAGCGGATGAGGTGATTCACGCCTTCATCAGACAGCGGCCAGAACAAACCCGAGGGTATCCGTTTGTCGCGTCGGTGATGTCAAACATCAAGATGTTGAATGGCTATTATGAAGCTGAGATCGTTGCGGCACGGGTAAGCAGTGCCAAGATGGGTTTCTTCACGACTCCCGCTGGTGATGGTTACGTTGGCGATGATCTTCAGGATGACTACACGCCAATTTCGTCCGCGGAAGCCGGCGTCTTCGAGCAATTACCTGCCGGGATGGATTTCAAGCCATTTGACGTAGCTCATCCAACTACGGCTTTTGAATCTTTTAGCACAGCGGTTCTTAGGTCGATTTCTAGTGGTTTGAACATATCATACCACTCGCTTTCCAATGACCTTTCAAGCGTGAACTATAGCTCTCTGCGAGCGGGTAGCCTTGAAGACCGCGACCAATATCGAATGCTTCAGAAGTTCATGGTTGAGCATTTTGTTGAACCTGTCTTTCGGTCATGGTTGAAGAACGCAATGACCAAATCGATAAACCTTCCGATACAAAAATACGACAAATTTGCAGACGGCGTTTCTTTCATTCCTCGTTCGTGGGGCTGGGTTGATCCGCAGCGCGAAATGGCGGCTCACATTGCTGGCCTTCAAAATGGCATCGTGACCTATCAGGACATCGAGGCAAGTTACGGTCGAGACGTTGAAGAACTCTTTGAGCAGCACGACAGAGAGCAAAAACTGGCAGAGCAGTACAACATTAAAACAGCATTCCAACCATTCGGCGCGAAGTTGCCGACAGCAGCAGAAGTTCAAGGAGTCATTCCAGATGACGGATCAGACTGAAGACCAAAGACACGTTATTAACGTCGAAGAAACAGAGACATCG